CGAACCGAGTCGTCCACGCCTGGCAAGCCAGGACGAAGACCTCCCTAGCGGGGGGTTTCCCCACTCCGAGCTCCGAAAGGTAAATCACCGAAGGACAGCCACCGCTCCCGCGTGTCAAAGGGAGACCGAGCCAACCGTAAGGAAGGCGCAGTTTCCCGGAAACAGCGAAAGCTGGCGGCCGCCCATTCGAGGAGATACCATTCGTCGCTCGGCGGACTCGGAAGCGTTCCACGTCATCCAGAGTCTTCGACGCCAGCTGCGGAAGGTGACCCGAACTTTGAGTCGGAATTCCCTCTCCTGCCTTCATCGGGTGTTACACGAGCACGTGGCCCTGAGAGACCCCCCTCCAGTAAAGGAGGAGGCATTCCTCGGGCGTGCGACTCGCGGAAGCACCGCGGCCAACCCGCTCCGGGCAGAGCTTCTCCATTGGAGGACTCTCCGGGGGGGACCGCAAACGATGACGGCTGGAAGGGAGTCCCGTTCTTGGAACGGGTCGTCCTTGCCGCAGCGGCGGCGTCATCAATCTCGAAGGCGGATGCTAATCGGCTAGTAGAGATGGAAAGTGCCCGCGCGGGGGATGCTCCCCTCCTTAAGAAGCAGTCTGCAGACCGGCGAGCGAACTGGATCTTACGATCCGGATCGCGAGTCGATGCGCAGATGAGCTTCGTTGGGAGGTCGCTTCCACCAGGCAGCCGTGAGGCTGCCGCGGACGCTCTCCGTCAACACAAAGCTGACTACACGTCCAATTTCAAGACAGATGACGTCCACCTATCCGCGTGCAAGGCATTTGTCCGGCGGTGGGCGAAGACCAGGCTTGTGAAGCCCAAGGTAATCCTTGAGCCTCCTGCTTGGCCTTCTGGGAGTTCTTGCTTCGAGCGGACTGCCAAGAAAGGTGGGACATTGTCCTACCTTCTTGAGCGTTCTGCTGAGCAAGAGCCCCCAACCCACTACCTTTCAGATGCCGTTGCGGTCGAAGTGGCGCAGGACATCTCGCTCTTCTCTTACGCACTCAAGCGTTTGAAGGAGGGCAAGGTTCCTACTCATAAGATCGCATGCATCACGGAAAGGGGGTTGAAGACTCGGGTGGTCAACGTGGGACCGGCTTATTGCCAAGTTCTCGGCCATTCAGTGCGAAAGCACCTCCTACGCGGACTTCGGTCCACACCAGGCGCCTACCAGCCATTGGTGGGGGCTGAGGATGATGAAATCCTTAAACTCTTTGATGGAGCCAGTGCAGAGACTGTAGTCTCGACTGACCTCAAAAGAGCCACGGATCTTATCCCCCTCGACCTCGCTGAAGCGGTGGTAGATGGTTTGGCTGAGAGTGGGAGATTCTCCTCTCTGGAAATAGATATCTTGCGGCTCCTTACGGGGCCACAACAACTTCTTTATCCAGGAGAAGATGATCCTGTTCTCAGCTCCAGGGGCATTCTCATGGGGCTTCCCACCTCGTGGTGCATACTCTCGCTCATCCACCTTTACTGGTTGGACGTGTCGAAGAGCGCTGCGCTCGAGGCATCTGGAAGAAGGAAACCTCGCATCCGTTCATCAATCTGTGGCGATGATGCTTTGCTGGCGACTACGGTCGTTGGCGCTGCGTCATACGCACAGTGCGTGAAGGATTGCGGGGGCTCCCCTTCTGTCGGGAAGCATTATGAGTGCACTTCTGGTACCATCCGCCGTGCTGTCTTCCTCGAACGTCTTTATGAATGGGCTGTCGAGGACGGGAAACTCCGAACAGGGATTCGCTTTCCAGCGATCCCCGTGAAGGGTTTCACGTCCCGCAACCTTCCTAGAGACTTCTTGGAAGATAGGCTGGTTTCATGTCGTTCCTTCGGGTTGCGTCAGATCTTGGGTATCGACTCTTTACTGAGTCAAAATCCTTGTCTTGTTCAACCACTGAGAGACTACATGATTAGGCGTGTGGCGTGGTTGCCAAAGTACGCGGTCGAGGTGCTCGGCTTAATAGGAGGGTTCCCTCTCAAATACGGCGGGTTTCCTCTCTCCTCTCGGCCGTCTGACGTGAGTCAGGCGATTGAGGTGCGGGATTCTGGCAAGTCATTCTCTCTGGCGATCCAACGTGAGTTGGATCCTGCCTGGAGGATGGCTGTCGGATTCCAGCAAGGGGGGAGGGAGCTCGCTAAGTCTGAAGGGGAACTGGTGGATCTGCCCCTAACGTATGATCCGGACTTCTCTGACGCCACTCCCGGTTGGGTAGTGGTGACGGAGGACGAACGATTCATGCGTACGGTGCTTCCGATCTACCGTCAAGTCCTGTCCTGGTCGGCAGGCCCTAACCGCCGCACGATTCACCTTCGGGCGAGCGACTTCCGTCGTTCGCTTAAAGCGCTTCGAGCAGTGGGCAGAGCCCAGCCTTCCGGGTTGGGAATTGACGTTCCTATCGGGCCTGCTCGCATCGAATGGCGTCTCCCTAATAGGGAGACTCCGGAACGAGGCTTAAGCTGGTACGACGCGACTGAGTCCAACCGCTC